TGATGGTTAGAGCTATTCGCTCCATAGGTATTAGTTGGGTCTACCTGTATTGTAAAAGCGTTTGTTGATCCAGTGAATTCATAAAACCCTGTAAAGCTATCCGCTGTAATATCACCAAAAAACTTATTAGTGTTTCCAATTTGGTTTATATCAAGCGTCATCCCTGTACCATCAAGATCAAGGGGCGTTAAGTTCCCAGCAGTAGTGTTTAAACCACCGATGAGGTTAGATATACCTAACTGCTCAATATCAAAGTTTGCAGTTGTACCTGCTTGGTTTATATAAATTTCATTATCAGCGGCATAAGATAAACCGCTTACCAATGCTAACAATAAAAAACTATTCGTCTTTTTCATAAGTCCAAAATCTCCTGTCATAGCCGATGTTAATTAGCTCTAAAACAGCCCCCTCTATACTTTTCATAAGGGCTATCGTAGTGGACTCATTGCGCGAATTACCTAATTCTATTTCAACAAGCTCTGTTCCCATCTCAACGAATTTAAAAACATCGTCAGATTGACCGTAACTAAATACGGTTTTTTGACTCATTACTTCTATAAGTATTTCGCCAGTTGCTACTGATACCATACGTAGTGATACCGTTATGTTATCTTCTCTAAATTGAACGCTTTTACCTATGCCTAAATATCTAGCGCCCATTCCTCCAGTAGACAGATTAGTATCATACGCTATAACTGCTCCTTCTAGCAAAACTCCAGCGAAAAGCAGTGGCGGCACGTTCTTATCTTCTCCACCAGTTGAAAGTTGCTCTCTTGCTGATCTAATGAGTTGCCTTTCTTTAGTTAAGTTATCTAACCCCACTCTTTCAACAACGCGAAAAAAATTACCGCCTGAAGCGTGTTTCAATGCACGGATGAGAAGGGCGCTAGGTTGCTGTGTAACGGCAGTTGAGAAAAGCGCGAATGAGCTATTACTTTTCCGCTGGCCTGTCTGATCTGTAAATGCTGTTGGATATACGGCTACTACAGGCTTAACTGCTGGAGGTTTTACATTGACGAGAGCGTTTGATTGCAGTTTTGTAATATTAACCACATCTTCGCTTTTAAATCTTTGCTTTTGGGTATCTTCAAATTGATCAATAATTGAACAGCTAGAAAGAAAAAGAACCGATAGGCAAAGTAATCTCCGTAGTATTTCCATCTGCATCCGTAATAATTAGGGTTATGAAATCACCATCAACAAGATACTCAATAATGTTTCCTTCAAGCTCAAGTATTCCGCTGGTACTCATTGTCTCACCAAATAGGTTGTTGACTAACTGCCTACTTAGCTCTGCGTATATTCTTGATTCTAAATTTCTTATAAAACGTGCCAGAGTAGTATTTTCTGCATCTCTCTCTAGCTCCTCTTGATATGCCTTTATTTCGGCCTTAATATCCGCTTTACGGTTAAACTCTTGGTTTTCTATAGTAAGGTAGTGGCTAGAGGTGTTTATGCCGTTAAAGCTAGGGGATTTAAACTTATGCGTTATTTGATCAGCCGTTGCTGACATGGCTATCCACAAAATGCCTAGAACTAAACCTTTAATCTTTTCTCTGGTCATCTCTATCTGCCTTTGCAAGCCTATCAGTGTGCATTAACTGAGGCACTCCCAATATAGTTTTGAGAAGTGTATCTTGTCTTATTATTTCGTTATCTACTGATCTTACCCTATCAATAAGCGCAACCAATATACCATGTTGAGAATCTAGCTTACTGCCAAGCCTTTCTTCAAGATGGTTTATTTGCTCAACTAATTTATCATCTAGGGTGTCTACCTTAGTTTCAAGCCCATCAATAATACGATTAATTAACTTCCAGATAAACAATCCCAGACCAAGGGCGGCCGCAATCGGAAACCCCACGTCATTGATGAGGGTAACTGCATCTTCAAGCATGAATTATTTTTTTGCTTTAGGGCTTAATAAAGCAAACTTTTTAATCATAGCGTAACCTTGAGATTTCCAGCCTTTACCCTTTGGGGCAGGGATAGAATTGCACACTATGGATGCTAAAGTTACGAATGATATAGCCAGCAAATAAACATCAATTAAATTGCTCATCAATATTCCTTCTATGCCTTTTTAGGCGCTGATTTTTTCTTTGGTGCGGCTTTTTTCTTAGGGGTAGTTTTCTTTGCTGTATAAGCCTCATTTACATCTGGGGTAGATGGATCATCTGCAATGAAATGGCCTTTATCATCTCTTGCTCTTTCCATATCAGAAGTATCCTGAACTTTTATTTCCATCGCCCAGCCGTTTGCTTGAAAAGAATCCATCAAATCTTCTTTCCATGAAGCATCAGCAGTGACAACCGTTCCAAGCTCATAAAGCTTTACGCCTCCAGATTCTTCAGCCATTCCAGCTTTAGGTACTACAATTTTGTATTGCTTGCTCATAATAATATCCTCAAAAGATCAAGGGGGTGAGAAACACCCCCCATCTCTATTTACAAATTACGCAAGGCTATAAGTGCTTGCGCCACCAGCATGATGCGGATGACCTTTAACTACGTTGATAGACAAAGGAGTACCATTTGAATGGTTTCCTGTTCTTACAACGCTAACGCGGATGTACTGCTTACCACCGATATAACCAATCTCAGTAGCTTGCGGAGTTTCAGCGTTATCATCAAGAGTTAAGAAGATGCCGCTTGTAATAGATACATCGGTTACTTCGCTCTGTACGCAATCAGTGAAAGATGAATTATCATCACTGTGCTGAAGTTTAAAGTCATACTTCAAGTTTGAAGCCAAAGTATCGCCCTCAACGCCAGAAGCAACAGAAACCATTGCTCCTTCAAAGCCTTGAAGATCAACACCAGTGCTATTAGTAGTTGTAGCGTTACCACTAGCGACTACTGGAGCAAGGCTCTGAATGACTTTTAAGTTATTGCCTAAATCTCTCATGATCTATCTCCTAGTTACGCAGAAACTTTCTGCTTTACGATTGCTTCTGGAAGAATGACCTGACCACCAACACGTCGACGAGCAATATAACGAATATTACCAGTTTGCGCTTGAGTGAACGGGTCGCGGAGTACGGCCATAGCCACACGATCAACTACTAGATAACCTCTACGGAAGTCACCAAACGCAACAGGATAGTTACCTGCTCCTACGGCTGGCATATCAGTAGCCTCAACATACGGATGACCTAAGATAGTTGCGGCCATGTTTCCAGCAAGTGACATACCTGCTTGGAATACATACTGACCAGCAGTATCTTTTAGCTTACGAATATCAGCTAGAGTATTACGGTTAAACACGAAAGTACCGTTACGGCTGTAGTCACCCTTAATAGAGTGAACCAAAGCAATAAGTCCATCGCCAGTTAGAGCCGCACCTGCTCCAGAATTAGTCTCGCCAACATCGCTGTTAGTCAAGATTCCTTCTGGCTTGCCTACAGCATTACCAGATACAAAAGCTGTACCTTCTGCTTTAGCAAACTGCTCAGTGAACTCAGACTGCATTTCTGCTTCTAGGTTAAATACTGAATCTTCCAAATCTTGCTCAGAAATATCAACCAAGGCATACATCTCATGCGCTGGTATCTCTTCTAGGCCAACTTGCCATCCAGTAGTTTCTGAACGAGTACCAGACTCAGATACCCACTGCGCGGCAAAAGTGCCAGTACGCTTTGGAATCTGAATAGAACGCTGTCCAGTGTTTCTTACGCGAGAAATAGAACGGATTGGAGAGATTTCAGTAATTGTCTTGATAAGCTCTCGCACGTACTCTGGAGGAGCTAAATATCCACCAGTGGTATCGTTAGATACAGTAAGTGCTTTCTTCTCATCAGGAGTGATACCTTCCATTCCTTTACGGCAGTATGAATCAAATGCCGCTACACCTTCGTCAATTTGCTTTGCAGTAAAGCCAGAGTTGGGTCGACGCATAACTGTTTCCATGCGATCCATCTGCTCTTTAATGCTCTCTTGGGTTTTTTGGCTTGCCTGAATGCGTTGATTAACATCTTCATACTGGTCGAGCTTTGCTTCAATACCAGCGATTTTGTCATCAAGCGCAGAATCAGAAACGCCTTTTTCCATGTTCTCTAACTTCTGGTCATAGCTTTTTTTGAACTCTTCAAAAGCTGTACCCATGTCAGATACTAATGATTTAACATCTTCACTCATTGGATTTCTCCTAATAGGGTTTTGAGTTTTCGGGTTAGGTTTTTGATAGCATCTACATCAGGTTGCATTTGCTCTTCAGCATCACGCTGAGAAAAAGCATCCTGTACAGCTTTTGCGGCCATCTTTGCTTCTGAACGAGATAAGTTGAAAGCATCACGCAGTCCGTTCTCCCATTCTCTGATAGATAGTTCTTTTGCCTTTACCGCATCAACCTTGGCCTTCGGGTTCATTGGAAAAGTTACAACAGATATCTCCATCAATTCTACTTCCTTGATAACCCTTGTTTTTGTTTTAGGGTCATAGGATTGCCCTTTAGGGCTTGTTCTAAAACCAATGGATAGGCCATCAAGAGCGCCCATTTTCATCAGTTCATAAGTCTCACGACCAGCTTGGGTTTTCATAGCCAACCTACCGCGTACTTTCAATCCTTTCTCATCTTCCTCTATAGACTCATATACACCTATGGGCATATCTGTTTTGTGTTGATAGAGGAGTTTAACGCCTTTAGCGCCTGTTCTTTTTATGCTTTTGGTAAATGCACCGTTGACGATTACATCATTGCCAAGATCAGTGTTATTGAATATAGAACCATAACCTTCAAATACGCCATCCTCTTCTTGCTCTTCGCCTAGTGCGCTTATCTGAGCTTTTATCTCTAAGAATTGCTCTGATGATTTATCATCTTCATCATCTGGTTTTTTATTAGGCTTATATCCGCTTACTTCTCTTCCAGTAAGCTTAGTGTATTCATCATGGGTTTTGCATGGCATATATACAATCTCGCCATCTTCACCATGGGAGTGAGTGCCAACACATCCAATCTTTTTAGCTCTGGCTTCAGCCTCTTCTACAGTAGAGAATACATCTTCCCTCACTTCTTCTTTGACTTCGCTTTCTTCTATGTGCGTATTAAGTGCATCAATACAAGCCATTAGATCATCAGATTCAAGTTCTTCTCTTATCTTATCCATACACCGTTCCATTAGATTGTTGTTTTGCAATCGGTTGATCGCTTGAGAATCTAGGCATCTGCATCTGAGACACTTTACATCCAGACATATAGTATCACAACCATTTTTTAAGGACACCCCCACCAGCACGAAAAGGGTTTAGCCCAAAGTGGGCTTGAACTAGAGGTTGTTGTGTGCTATAATAAACATACCAAGCAAAAAAAGGGCTTGGATTCTTAAACAATTTAACTTATAAAAGGTACTTGATATGCCAAATCATCATACAAACAAAAATTCATGCTACGTTACTTTTAGATTAGAAGGTCAACAGTTTAAAATGATGGATCATGTTCACAAAGAGTTTGGAGTTAATAAAACCAAACAGATGGAATATCTATTCAGCCACTTCTTAAATTATCTTGCTCCTGAGAATAGTGATAAAGATTATTCAGAGGAGTACATTGAATTAATGAGTGATATGATAGAGCAAGAACTTGCTAATAAATTAGCTGATTTTCAAAAGCGCAAACCCTTCAAGGGAACCGCATTAGAAGTTAAAAAAGAACTATCAAAGCACTGCTAAACAAATTAGCCCCTTCGGGGGCTTTTTTTCGTTCAAAATGTTTCCATTTGCAAACTTTGTATGCTATACTAAACGTATAAACAGAAAACAAATAAAAGGTGCTTGATATGAACTACGCAGTAGCCAGAACCCCAGCAAGAACAGAAGCCAACATCAAGAGAGAGCAAATGCTTGTATCAGCCCTCCTAACCGCTGGCTTAATTATTTCGCTAATTATTTTGATCTAAATGTTTGCAATAGTAAACAAACCTGCTATACTAAACGCATAAACCAAAAAAAGGAAAAAAAGATGAAAACATACATAGGCCGTTTTGTTTCTAACAGTGATAGCACTTTTGAAGTAGCTGTAATTAAGCGTACAGAAAAGTCTGTAACATTCATTCACCCCCATACTAAAGAAACTAAGAGAGCAAAGATTCACAACTATAACGGTGAATTTTTTATGCCTTTTGGTAACTATTCAATGGCTCCGATTATAGAGCTTTAAATTCAACCAAGCCCTGCCCCTTCGGGGGCTTTTTTTTGGCATCAGACATCTTCAAAGTCATCTGGATCAAAATCATCTTCAACCGAATCTCGGATGTCAGTGTAGACAACTACGCACCGACAGTTGCATACATTGGCCGCACCGCCTCGCGGATCACCAGCGTAGCCCATAGGGACACCCCCTATAATAAAATCTTCATCCATAGAGACAACCTGACCGTTTGCTTGTCTGTGAGTTTCTCTTGTCCGACTACCGCTTGTTGCAACCCACGTCTTACGCATTGATACACCATAACTATCGCCAACCTGCTTATGATAGCTTTGATGTGCAAAACCTGCCGCACTGTGTGTCTCAGTCCTTGCAATGAGTGCCGCCCGATTCTTGTTGATTGGCCTAAACTCTTTTCTTAAGTCCCTTGCTATCTGATCCAATGTAAAATCACTTGCTCTCAGCTTCTCTATCCGACTGAGTATAAGTAAGCCTTGAGTTCTTGATATACTACTGATGAATGATTCTCTATTCATAAAGTAAAGGATAATAGCTTCCTCAAAGGCAACAGACCTGCCAAAAAGAAAAGCACCATCATCTTCAGCTTTCTGATCTATCCGATTGTATGCTCTATCGTTATAATCAAAGACGGTTTGAAATACTCTGCGTAACTGAGCTTTGACAACTGCGGTTAGCTCAACCTCTATATCTCTGACTAAGATTCCACTGTTGATAGACTCGCCATCTTTTATTTGCCCAGCTACGATGTTGATTGTTTTGTTAAAGCTAGTGTTTAACTTTTTCTGAAAGCCGCGACTGAGGTTGTCTCGCATCCTAGCTTGCTGTACTGCATACCGCCTAGCATTGACAAACCCCTGCCTAAAACCAAACAATTGCTTTATCTGCGATACTACACTCATAAGCCAAAACACCTATTTTGGGGAATGCCTAGGCATAGGGTATCCCTTTTAAACGCCTTAGAACGCAATTCTGAGCCTCGTTTTTTCTGATTTTAATCTTTTGAGCTTAATGGATGCCCTTTTGGGAATAAATCAGTGTCATGCTTGCCGCCTCTAAATTTGCCTGATGAGAGTGCCGCAAGAAAACTATTGACTCTTGCGTAAGCCCATTGCTCTGGACTGCTTACGTTTGGTCTGACTGATTGAGGGTTCGTCCGATAAGCTCCTACTCCACGATCAAAGACTGCCTCCAACATTCTAAGCGTTGCTCTTTTCGTTTTGTTATCTCCGTGCTTTTCGTTGTGCTTCTCAACCTTGCCTTTTAGACCTTCCCTTACTGCTGAAGATACAGCCTTACCTTCTTGCTCTCTTTCCATCTGGCCTCTTTTAGCTCTTGCCCAAGATTGCCCAGCATCTCCACCCCATAAAGCCCAAGCAATTCGACCTGCTGATGGGTAGCCTTCTTCTCCTTGGCTGAAGCCTTGACCTTGCTTATCCACTTCATGCCTAGAGAAATAGCTGTGCATTCTAGTAACTGTATCAAGGGACAGCCTGTCACGATTAACTAGCTGGTTGGCTCTAGTCACGCCCACTTGCGTACCGCCCCTGTTGTGCTTTTTTCTCCAATCAAGACCTCTTTGAGCTTCTTGTGCCATAGCCTTAGATGGAACGGTATCTATATCAGATAAGGCTTTTAGCTCATCATCATAAATAGCAAAATCTTTTGCATCATCTTCTTCTACTGGCTTGTCTGGCAAATCTTCATTGAGTGGGAACAAGCTGGCATTGACTAGCAAGCCATCAGCGCCATCAACGGAATTAAGACCTAGCCTTTCTCTTGCCTCGTTTCTCGTCATGATGCCAGCCTCTACAGCACCAATAACATTTTCATATATCTTTTTTCTTCTCTCAGATAAAGCAGGGATATCATCAGTGTTGAATTCAAATTCAATATCATCCCCAAACTGCGGCATCAACCATTCGTTAATATCTGACTGCACTTTCATTAACATAGGGATGATTGTTTCCTCATACAGAGCTAATCGCGCCTCTGCTACATTTGAGTAAGTTTGTGCATCTGGAACGCCAACCAACTGCGAGGGAACGCCAAAACACATAGCAATATCGGTTGCGCTCATGTGCTTAAGGTTAATAAAGTCCATATCTTTAGGTGAAAGCCCCATCTCTTTCCAATCAAAATCACCTTCCAGAAGCATGGGTCGACCTGCATTTGCAGTCCCTTGGAACCTATTATTTAAGTCTGTTAATAGTTGCTGTCTCTGGCTTTCTGTTAGATTGACCGCAAAGCCCTGATCATCTTTAGGTTTGAATATAACTGCACCTGATGGCCTTGCTCCATTGTTGAGCAGGTTGATGTTGTGCTTGCTTGATAGGTTGTGTTGATCTACTTCTACAGCGGCCGCATTGAGTGGAGACATACCATAGAAATCATCTAATGGGTTCCATAACTTCACTTGCTTGAGATCGCTAAAT